ACGGACGGCTGGACGGCTGCTGCGGCGTCTCGTGTCAAGGCTGGCGACGTGTTCACGATCTATGCGGCTGGCACGTCTGGTGCCAAGCTCAAGATGGTCAACCCGAAGACGAAGGTTGCGACGGCGATTGATCAGCAGTTTGTCGTTATCTCGGATGGATCTTCGGATGCGTCCGGCAACCTGACGCTGACGATTTCGCCGCCCATCATCACGTCCGGTCCATATCAGACCGTCAATGTGGCGCCGGCCGATAACGCCGGTCTCGTGTTCGACGGCACGGCGTCCACGGCCTACCGGCAGAACCTTGCGTTCCACAAAAATGCAATGGCGCTGGCGGTTGTGCCGATGGAAATGCCGCCTGCAGCTTATGGCGGAACGCGCCAGAGCTACAAGAACCTGTCTGTTCGCCTGATCCCGACCTACGACGCAACGAACGACATCTCGAAATGGCGCTTGGACCTGCTTTACGGGCGCAAGCTCATCGATCCGCGCCTGACCGTGCGTTTCGCTGGCACCTAACACGCATTTGAGGCGGGCTGTCGTGGCCCGCCTCTCTTTCAGGGGGATCGATGGCGACACAGACGCAGATCTGCGAACGGGCTCTCAAGCGGATAGGGATTATCCAGGCAGGTGCATCGGCATCAGCCGTGGATATTGAGGACGCGGGTGAGGCCCTTGGCGCGATGATTGAGAGCTGGAATGCAGAAGGGCTGAGCGGCAACACTCTTCCGTTCGACGGCCGGTTCGAGCATGGCATCGTCGCCATGCTGGCCGTGCGGCTGGCTGAGGACTACGGGGTTTCTGTCGGGCAGGTTCTTGCGCGTGACGCCGACAACGCTTGGAAGGCCATTCAGGCCGCCTACTTTGTCGTTCCCAAAAGCACGTTTGAGACAGCTCTAACAAGCACAGGACCGGATTGCTCAGACACCTATATTCTTGGCGACGCCCATGACTATGCCGATTGGCAACCCGATACCGTTTATGCGGCCCGCACGTTCGCGGTGAACAATTCAAACCTCTATGAGGTCGTGACGGCTGGAACGTCAGATTCAAGCGGCGGTCCGGCCGGAACCGGAACGGCCATTACGGATGGCACTGTGACATGGTGCTGGCGGAGGGTAGTGGAATGACACTCGTCCCAGTCTCCATCGCCACGCAGACCAATAACGCACGTTTCAAGATGGAGGGATCGGCGCGGCTCCTGAACTGCTATGCCGAGCAGACCGGCGACGACGCCAAAGCGCCTCTGACGGTCTATGCCATGTCAGGCCTTGACGTGTGGACCACGGTCCCGGCAACGGGGACGGCTTCCGGCGTGACGGGCGTGCGCGCCTTTCTGGCGACGGATGATTATCTCTATGTGGTCGCTGGCCGCAACGTGACGGCCATCGATGCGCTTGGCGCTCAGACGGCCATCGTCACGCTGCCGGCCGATGGCGATGTGTATCTGGCCTCCAACCGGCGCTCGCCTACGCCACAGGTTGCACTGGTCTCGGACGGAACGGGCCGGATCATCACGGGTACGTCGATTGCGACGATCTCGGATGCCGATCTGCCAGCCCCAACGAGCGTCGGCTATATCGACGGGTACTTCCTGTTTCCAACCACGTTTGACCGGGTGTTCATTTCCGCCGAGGATGACGGCACCTCAATCGCTCCGCTCGATTACGGGCGGGCGCAGAAAAACCCGGACGCAACGCTGCACGCCATCGGCGGCGAGCGTGACGCCATGATCTTTGGCGCAAAGTCCATTGAATGGTGGTCCAACAGCCCGGATGGCAGCGGAAATTTTCCGTTCACGCCAATCGCCTCGATCAACCTGGGGTGCGCTGCGGCCAAGACGATCGTGCAGCTCGACCGGGCCGTGGCCTGGATCGCGATGGATGGGACGGTGCGCATTCAGGACGGCTATTCCGGGCGGCGGATTTCCAACCACGCGCAGGAGCGGATGATCGCGAGCGCGACGACAACGATCTACGGATTTGGCTGGAACGACAAATCGACGGGCCATGCCTGGATGGCCTGGACGTGCGAGACATGGACGATCGCCTACAACATGCGAACGGGTCTTTGGTGCGAGCTGAGAAGCTTCGGCCAGACGAACTGGCGTGGCGTCCAGGCCATCGAATGGCGCGGCATGACGCTGATCGGGGACTATCAGACCGGAGCCATCTACCGGGTTGACAAGGACGTTGCGACCGAGGGCGGTGAGCCTATTGTCATGGAGATGATCCCGCCGGTGGTGCATTCGGCCCCCTATGGTATGCGGATAAATGCGCTGTTCGTGGATGCGGTGCCGGGCGTTGGCACGGGCGGGCCGCTCGATGAAAACGCAAACCCCGTCTTGATGGTCTCGACTTCGAACGATGGCGGACAGACGTTCGGGGCGGAACGCCGGATTGCGCTTGGTGTTGCGGGAGACCGGCTGAGACGGCTGAAAACCTACCGGCTCGGTATGTTCGGTCCGAACGGCTGCACGCTGCGGCTGGCGTGCTCGGCGTCTGTTGCGCGGGCGATTTCCGGCTTGGCCATTGATGCCGACAAGCTGGGGGCGTGATGGTCGAGCGGGTCAACATTCCGGTTGCTTCCGTTCCGATCATCCGGCCCGATGGCAAGCCGGTTCTGATTGAAAAGCCCTGGTATCAACTGCTTCAAGGCTTGGCGAAGGCGCACAACGACCTTGCCGACGCATCGGCGCTTGATACCGATCTGGCAAGTGAGGTGGCTGGCGTTTTGCCTGTTGCCAACGGCGGGACCGGCAAGGCGACATTGAGCACGTATCGCGTGCTGGCAGGGGGAACGACCGCGACGGGCTCCTTGCAACAGGTCGGGGCCGGTACATCCGGCCAGCCGTTGTTATCGAACGGGGCATCTGCTCTGCCTACGTTTGGCGCGATGACTGTAACGGATTGCATTTCCGGCATCATCCAGTACCCGGAAGCGCAAGATTATATCATCTGGTTGAACGTGCCTTTTTCGATCACGGTCCTGAGCATGACGACAAAGTGCTCCACGGGCACCTGCACGCTGACGGCCAAGAACAACACGACGACGATGACAGGGCTTGTCAATTCGGTCTCGACAACGGAAGTCGAGAACACGCCGTCGGCTAATCACGTCATGGCGACTGGCAACGATCTCAGGTTGACGGTTTCAAGCCTGTCTGGCGCGGAGAACGTCTGGTTCAACGTGAAGTATGAACGCGATCTGCCGTGAGGTGCGTGATCATCGGCGGGCGTCTGCCTGAGATTGCATTCCAGACGATTACGGGCAGTCTTACGTCAGATACAAGCTACACGTTTTCGTCACAGCCGATTGGAACAGCGCATAATTCCAGGCTGGTGATCGTGGCCGTTGCCTACATCAATTCATCGGCATCGAGCGCGACCTGCACGATTGCAGGCGGGGCGGCCACTGAGATCAGCGGGGCGGGTATCCGGTCGTCGTCAGGCGGCTCGACGGAAGTTCAGGTGAAAATGTTCGCTAGGATCGTGACGAGCGGCACGACGGCCAGCATCGTGGTTAACACCGGGTCTGCTTCCGGGTGCTGGATAGGGATTTGGTCAGCGTACTACCTGCGATCAGCCACGGCCGTCGATGCTGAGGCTTATTACGCGTCCGGGAGCACAAACATTCTCGATCTTGATGTTTCGTCCCGTGGCGTTGCGTGCGGGTTCGGCCTGATGCCCAACGCGGTTGCCTGGACGGGGATGACGGAAGAGCACGACGCCATCACGGCGGGCGTCTGGATGACAGGCGCGACCTATACGGCGGGGGCTGCGGAAAGCCCGCGCACGGTGCGGATCAATACCAGTCCTGGAGCCGGTGCAACGGCGTGTGCGGCATCTTTTAGATGATGGAGACCTAGCTTGTCCTTCTTCGGATCACTAACTGGCTCTGACCAGCGCCGCGACATGAGGAACGCCTACGCCGACTCAACGGCAACGGTGAACAAGGGCTATGACGCCGCGCGCAACAATCTGGCTTCCGGCTACGGGACGGCCAATCAGGCCTACGGGCAGGCCCGCACGGATGTCAACACCGGATACCAGAACGCACTGTCATCTCTGGCGCGCGGCACGAACAACGCCGTAGGGGCTTATCAACCCTATTCTCAAACCGGGCAGAACGCGAACACGCTCTATTCCAATGCGCTCGGGCTCAACGGGCAGGCCGCGCAGCAGACCTTTCAGCAGAACTATCAGGCCGATCCGTTCCGCGACGCAAACAACGAGTTTGCATCCCGCGCCATCATGCAGACGTTGAACGCACGGGGGCTGAGTGGTTCTGGCGTCGCTCCTGCTGCCATCGCGCAAGAGAGCCTGCGGCGCGGCTCGGAGGACTACAACAACTATCTCAACCGGCTGTCCGGCTTGCAGAGCCAGGGGCAACAGACGGCTGGAAACGTTGCGAACCTCTATGCCAACCAGGGCCAGCAGGGCGCGCAGTACGGCATGCAGACAGGCTCCGATCTCGCCAACATCCAGGGCAACCGCGCCGCGACCGGGTACAACTACGGGGTTGGCCAGGCGGGGCTTGATACCGATCAGGCGATAACCAATGCCGGCAACCGGATCAACCTCGGCAATGCGATGGCCGGCTTCACGCGGCATCCTCGGCAACAATTTGATGAGCCTGCTGGGCACCGCCGTCAATGCCTACGGCACGTTCAACGGCATTCCGAAAACGAAGTGAGGATGTGACAGATGCCGCAGCTTCCCGCCCTCCAGCTCGAGCCCCGCAATGCGTTGCTGGACCTGACGCCGGTCAACAACGCGCTGATGGGGATTCAGAGGCAGCAGAACGAGAACCGTAATTACGAGATGGAACAGCAGCGGCTTGGCATGGAACAGCAGCGCTTTGCGCAGCAGTCCAAGTCCGCAAACCTCGATTACGAGACCAAGCTTGCCACACGTTCGGCGGGTCTTGCCCAGATGGCGAAGGCCGAGAAGAACCCTCAGCGCAAGGCGGCGATGATGGAGCGCATGTACAGCCTTGCCCCCAACTATCGCGATAACCTGATCGCAAACGGGATCAATCCTGACGACCACGACGGCGTTGCTGATTTTGTCATTGCCCAGGCGCGCGGCTACCAGGATCCCATGGACGTTGAGGCCAAGCGGCTCGAGATGGATTACAAGCGGGCGCAGATTGCGAAAGTCAACCGCAAGTCATCGGATAACGATTTATTCGCGCAACGCTCAACGCAGGCTCAAGCCCTTGGCATCGATCCGAACTCAGATTCATTCAAATCATACGTCCTGACCGGCAAGCTCCCGCGTGAAGATCAGCAGAGCCTCACGGCAACGGATAAAAAAGCGATCCTTGAAGCCGACGATATGGTTGGCACGAACCGTTCCGCAGTTCAGGCTATCGATGAAGCGTTACGGCTAAACCCGAAAGCAAATGCAGGGTGGGGTGCTGGGGCGCGCGCTTCTGCTGGCGCAAACTTGCCGGATTTATTGGTACCTGATTTTATTTCAAGCCCGGAAAGCTCTCAAGCGACCATAGATTTCGACAACGCGATTGTCGGGCAGGCCCTCACAAGCCTTAAAGCCATTTTTGGTGGGAACCCGACAGAGGGCGAACGAAAAATCCTGCTAGACCTTCAGGGGTCATCGGGCAAGCCGATGGCCGTTAGAGAGGAAATTCTGCAACGTGCTCGCCGCGCTGCCGTCAACCGTTTGTCTCTCAACGAGCAACGCGCGTCGGAACTTCGCGGCGGCACGTTCTACAAGCCAGGGGGCGGCACGGATGCGGCGAAACCGCAAGCCGCAACTGTGCAGGAAAACGCAGCGCCCCAGGCTCAAGGCGGCGTCTTTGATGTTGGCGACGGCTTCACAGTCAAGGTGAAATAAATGGCAACTTTCGAGATCACCGGGCCGGACGGAAAGACAATGGAGCTGACGACTCCAGATGGCGCGACCAATGACATGATCAGGACAAAGGTCGAGGAACTGAAATCAAATTGGGGAACCCTCACCCAGCAAAAGACCAGTGCCACGGGTGCATTCCTGACGGGTCTTGGCCAAAGCGTATTTGGACTTGGAGATGAGATAGAAGCTGGCGCGCGTGCGGCCTATGATGCAGCCACGACCGACAAGACGTTCGGATCGTCCTATGATGAAAACTTGGCTGCCGTCAGGGATCGCGTTGATGCGTCGGCCAAAGAGCATCCTGTTGCCTATTATGGCGGCGAGATCGGCGGAATGTTCGCCGTTCCCATGGGTGTCGCCCGTGGCGTTGCCGCCGGGGCAGCCCGCGTTCCTGGCGTCGCCCAGGCATTGACGAACCTTGGCCAGCGCGTTGGCATCGCTGGAACGGGTCTGGCGTCGCGCATGGGATCAGGTGCCGCAAGTGGAGCCGCGTATGGCGGGGCTTATGGCTTCGGCATAAGCGAAGGCGGGGTGCAGAACCGCTTGGAGGGTGCAGCAGGCGGGTCTATGATTGGTGGCGCTTTTGGCGGCGCTGCCCCGGCGGTTCTGGCTGGAATTTCAGCCGCCGCCCGGCCTGTCCGTAACGCCGTCGCATCCGCGCTGACACCTGAGCGCGAAGCCGCCCGTCGCATTCTCGAAGCTCAGACCTCTGGCCAGCAAGCTCAAGCCGCCGCAAACCGCGTGTTGGGACCTCAGAACCAAGCCAGAGACCAAGAGGTCATCAATCTCCTGCAATCCGGGCGGGCAGGCGATGAGCTTCGCAACATTGACGCTATTGCAGGAGGCGGAGAGCCTGTTCGCGCTCTTGCACGGTCAGCGGCGAACAATTCACCAGAGGCCCGTCAGGTCCTAAACCGTATGACGAATGACCGTTTCGAGGGGCAAACGCCTCGCGTTGCGGAGTTTGTGCGCGGCCTCATCCCCCAGAATGAACTTGTCTCTGGGGCTGGGAATGCGTCCCTCACGCAAGAGGCTGTTGCGCAGCTTGCCCGCAACGCCAACCGTGGCGCGTATCGGACGGCGTTCCATGCTGGCGACCGTGAGATATGGACGCCTGAAATCGAAAACCTGATCAGCTCAGACATTTTCAAAGATGCGATGAAGGCCGCTGTCTCACGCGGAAAAGACCGGGCTGTGATTGAAGGCTATGGCGGGTTCAATCCTGGTGTTCGCTTTGAGAATGGAACACTCTCCTTTCCCAAAGGACCAAACGGCGTTCCGACCTATCCCAACCTGCAATATTGGGATGCTGTGAAGCGTCAGCTCGATGCCATTGGAGGGAAGGCGGCGCGATCTGGCGATAACGCGCTGGCGTCGGATGCTGGTACAATGGCCAGACGCTTGCGCGAACATCTTGACACGCTTGTTCCTGAATATGGAGCGGCGCGCGGTCAAGCGGCGAACTATTTCAACGTCGAAAACGCTCTTGAAGCGGGTCAGATGTTCGCGCGCCAAGGGCGGCACGACGTTGCAGCGGTCGGACGCATGGTCCAGCGCATGAACCCGCAAGAACAACGTCTTTTCCGCGAGGGCTTCGTCAGCGACTTCCTGCACAATATCGAGGCAAATCCAGACCGGCGCAATATTGTGGCACGCATCGCCAATTCGACGGCGGAACGGGCCAAACTCGATATTGCATTGGGACCGCGCCGGGCGCGCGAATTGGAAGCGTTCATGTACGTCGAGAACATCATGGATCTTCCTCGCCTTGCCATGGGCAATTCCACAACAGCGCAGCAGCTTGTTGAACTGGGCCTTGCTGGCGGTGCCGGCATGTTGGCCAGTGGCGGGAATATTCTTGATCCGAAGGCGCTGACAATCGCTGCCCTCACGTTTGGGGCGCGGCGCGGTCAGGTTGCCTTAAACGAACGCATGGCCCGCAATATCGCTGAAATGCTTGTCAGCCAAAACCCGCAAGCCATGCGCCGCGCAGTCCAATCCGTCGCCAGAGTTCCCGGTGTTATCGACAATCTTCGCGCTCTCATGGGGCGTCTTGGCGAAGCTGCCATTCCTGCGTCTGGTGCCGCCGTTGGTGGGTACATGTCGCAAGGAAGCCCACCGCTGCAAGGCACGATCACGCGGCAGGACGTATTGGAAGCGCAGCGGCGGCAATAACAGCGCGTTGAAACCCTTGTAGCGTTCCGGGTCTCTCACGTTCTCTCATCTCGATAGGAACGCAAGCACATGGCAGACGCCGTAGCAGTCTTTACCCCTGGTCAACGTCTGATTGATACATCCGGCGTGCCCTTTGCCTCTTGCGAGGTCACATTCTGCGAGGCTGGCACAACCACGCCGAAGCTCGTCTATGCCGACGCCGATCTGACCGTATCGCTCGGATCGACCATCTACACGGATTCGGCAGGATACCCGGTCACGGCCTATGGCTCCAGTACCAAAACGCTCGTCTACACCGATACCAGTGCCTATAAGATCACGATCTCATCGAACAGCATTACCATTGCCGAGCACGACAACGTCAAGGGCGCTGTCGTGGCCTCTGGCACATCGGGCGGAAGCTTCCTGACACAAGACGCCGCTGACGTGCGCTATGTCAGAAACCCCAATGCGCTGTCCGCCGTCACGACATTGACGACTGGTGACAAGCTTCCAGCCTTCATCGCATCGGCAGCCGGAAACCGGCATATCAATTGGGAAAACCTCACCGCTGACCTGTTGGGAGAATGGCGCACGGCGGGTTACATCTTCTCGGCTGGTGCACGCGTACTGTTTCAGCAGACGACCCCGCCGACGGGTTGGACCAAGGAAACGGGCGCATCCTACAACGACGCGATTCTAGCCTTTACAACGGGAACCGTATCGACGGGCGGATCGGTTGCCGTCAGCACGCTGTTTGCCAGCCAGACGCTGACCGGCACGGTCGGAAACGACACGCCATCAATCTCCAAGACGGCGGCACATACCCATCCACTCACTTCTAGTGCATACACGACAACTACTTCTGGGTCTGGCTATCCTGGCTATAATGGATCAGGCGACAGCGCAACCACGGTATCTGCGACGAGTTCGACAGGCTCAACAACGGCTCACAATCACTCGCTGACCATGAATGCCTTCAACATGGCCGTCAAAACAGTCGGCTCCGTGATCGGGCAGAAGTCATGACGTTCGAACTCCCCGACAAGGACAAGCTCTGCCACCACACGGCCTTCGAGAAAAAATGCCGGGATCTGGTCTGTTCCGGAACCTGCAACAGGTGGCGCTCGCTGCCGGGAGCCGATCCTTTCACGGGCAAGGAGCGTCATGCCTGGGGCTGCGTGGATGACCTGGTGCTGTTCCTCCAGGGCGAAGTCCTGCGCCAGTCGGACGGCACGCACTCCGCGATGACCCAATTCCGGGAAATGGTCTTCAACCCGGAGTACCGGGCAAAAGAACTTTCAAAACAGCAGGACGCAAAACTTATCGAGGCTCAGACATGCAAATCACCATCGTAGTCGAGGACAAGACGGTCATCTGCGACGGCGTGGCCGTGCCGCTGCCTGATGTGGACTGGAGCGTGTTCGATGGCGACCCGTCGACGAAGTGGGATGACGTGGCGGCGGTGCAGTACAACACGGACAGCAGACAGGGTCATGTTGAATACCGCACCATTGTGACTAGCAACGCGATGCGTCCCAACATCAGGCCCGGCGACATGCCGATCGATGAGGCGCATTTCAACGCAGCGTTCGGCTGGATTCTGGAGCCCTACGCACAAGCCCGTGACGAGCAGGTGCGCCGGGAGCGGGAAGCCGCTGAAGCCGCCAAGCGGGCCTCTGTGAAGGCCTCTGCGGCTGCTCTGGAAACCTACCGGGCCACCAAGGGCGGCGTTGCTGTCGAGGCCGCCCCTCTGGAAGACGTTGACGAGCTGAAGGCCAAGCTTGCCGAGCTGGAGCGTCAGGTTTCCGCGCAGCAGGAGAGCTTCCGCCGTCTCGACCAGATCACGGGGGGCGAGGAATGAAAATCAGCGATGAAGGCCTGCGGCTGATCAAGAATTTCGAGGGCTACCACACGCGCCTCAAAGACGGATCATGCGCTGCCTACCTATGCCCGGCGGGCGTGGCAACGATCGGGTTTGGCTGCACCGAAGGCGTCAAGCTCGGCATGGTGTGGAGCGCTGAGCAGGCGGAAGAGGCCTTGCGCCGCGAGGTCGCGAAGTTCGAGGCTGCGGTCAGCAGGAGCGTAACGGTCGAAATCAACCAGAACGAATATGATGCCATGGTCTCGCTGGCCTACAATATCGGAGCGGCTGCATTCGCAAGGTCTAGCATCCTAAGACGGCTGAACAAGGGCGATAGGACGGGAGCCGCACAAGCGTTTCGTCTGTGGAACCAGGGCGGCGGGCGGGTGTTGCCGGGCCTCGTTTCGCGTCGCATGCGCGAAGCGGCACTCTTCCTGAAGCCCGTTGAGAAGCCGGAAGAACCCTTCATGCCGCAGA